TGAAGTGGGCAAGCCGGTAATCATCTGAAGGCGTCGAAACCTCATGGCAAAGAAGAAAAAGAAATACTCGGACGCTATCGCCGCAAAAATTTGCGAGCGCCTTGCCGACGGGGAAAGCCTCCGGTCGATCTGCGATGATGAGGACATGCCCGCTCAATCGACGGTGTTCAAATGGCTGAGCGATAATACCTCATTCTCGGAGCAATACGCCCGCGCGCGCGAGGCTCAGGCCGACGCCCTTTTCGATGACATCCTGACGATCGCCGACGATGGCCGGAACGACTGGATGGAGAAGGTGAACGCCGATGGCGAGAATATTGGCTGGCAGGTCAACGGCGAGGCAACGCGCCGCTCTCAGCTCCGCATTGATGCCCGCAAGTGGATGGCGGGAAAGCTGAAGCCAAAGAAATACGGCGACAAGCTGGACCTGAACGTCTCCGGTAATCTCGATACGGTCTCCGAGGATCAGTTGAATGCTCGAATCTCTCAGCTTCTCGGAAAAGCGGGAGCTAATGCTGTTGCTGGAGGAGCAGGACCGTCGGAAGAGGCGGAATAAGCTCCGATATTACCAGCCGTACGCGAAGCAGCGGGAGTTTCATGCCGCTGGCCTGTTGAAGTCCGAACGGCTCTTCATGGCTGGCAACCAGCTCGGCAAGACCATTGCCGGCGGCGCAGAGTGGGCGATGCACCTGACCGGCCGGTATCCTGACTGGTGGGATGGAGCCACCTTCGACCAGGCACCCGTTCTATGGGCCGGATCGGTTACGAACGAGAACACGCGCGATAACCCGCAGCGCATCCTTGTCGGGCCGCCTGCCAAGGAAGAGGAATGGGGAACCGGCTTCATCCCGTTCGACTGCATCGTCAGCCGGAGTAGGGCGCAGGGCGTTCCGAACCTTCTGGATAGCATCGTCGTCCGGTGGGGCGGGGGCGGCGACATTCAGGCGGGGGAAAGCATCCTCGCCTTCAAGGCCTATGAGAAGGGCCGCGAGAAATGGCAGGGGCCGACGGTTGACGGCGTATGGTTCGACGAGGAGCCGCCGGAAGACATCTACAGCGAGGGCCTGACGCGCACGAACAACGGGCAGCGCGGGCAGTTTGCTCAGACGACGTTCACGCCGCTCCTCGGCATGTCGACGGTGGTTTCACGCTTCATCATGCCGGCAGCAACGGATATCGGCACGGAATCGCGCCACGTCACGACGATGACGATTGACGATGCCGAGCATTACACGCCCGAGGAGCGGGCAAAGATCATCGCCAGCTATCCCGCGCACGAGCGGGAGGCGCGCGCCAAGGGTATCCCGACGCTCGGCTCTGGTCTCATCTTCCCGGTTCTGGAAGAGAGCATTGTCGTCGAGCCTTTCGAGATCCCGAAGCACTGGCCGCAGATCGGCGCGCTGGACTTCGGATGGGATCACCCGACGGCTGCGGTCAATCTGGCATGGGACCGAGATGCCGATATCGTTTATGTGGCGAAGGATTATCGAGAGCGGCACCAAACGCCCGTTCTCCATGCTGCGGCAGTAAAGCCTTGGGGAGCGTGGCTGCCTTGGGCTTGGCCACACGACGGCAACAACGACACGGCGGCCGGTGAGGCGCTGGCGAAGCAATACGGCGCTCAGGGCCTCAATATGCTGCCAGAGCACGCGACGTTCCTTGAAGGCGGCAACAGTGTCGAGGCCGGCCTTATGGAAATGCTGGACCGGATGAAGACAGGCCGATGGAAGGTGTTGCGCACCTGCCCGCACTGGCTTGAGGAACGCCGCCTCTATCACCGCAAGGACGGCAAGGTCGTCAAGGAGCGGGACGATACGATCTCGGCATCACGCTACGGCATGATGATGTTGCGTTTCGCCATAACGAAGCCGGCTGAAAGCGAATGGAACTTTGTTCCGAGGAAGGGCATAGTCTGATGGCGAAACGCAAGCCGAGCATGTCCGCGGCTGATCTGTGCACGGCTGTCTCGTCTCTGGTCGAGGACGCCCGCAAGTATGGCGAGGAGCGCTCCGCCGACCGCATCAAGGCGACCGAATATTTCGATGGTGAAATGTCGGACGTCAAGGCGGAGGAGGGGCGTTCCAAGGTCGTTTCGCGCGACACGCGGTCCACGATCAAGAAGCTGCTCCCGTCGATCCGGCGAACGCTTCTCGGCAATACGGAGCTGGTCGAATACCTGCCCCAGAGCGAGGAAGACGAGGCCGGCGCGGAGCAGGCGAGCGATTACGTCAATTTCGTCGCCCTGCCTGAGTGCAACGGCCGGAAAGCCATCTGGGACGCGATCCATGACGCGGTGAAGCTGCGCAACGGTATCTTGAAGTGGTTCCAGAAGAAGCTCATCGATGTGAAGGTCAGCCACCACACCGGCCTTGACGATGCTGCATTCGCTCAGCTCGTATCCGGTGATGACATCGAAGTTCTGGCCTATTCGCAGCGCCCGGAGGTCATTCAGACCGTTCAGGGGCCGGTGCAGCAGATCGCCCATGACGTGAAGATCAAGCGCCGGATTGAAACATCGTTCCCGGCAATCACGGCGGTTCCGCCTGAAAACTGGCTGATCCACCCCGACGCGGTTTCGCTCGAAGACAGTCCGATCCTCGGAGAGAACTACAAGGTTCGGCGCTCCGACCTCGTGAAGATGGGCTATGACCGGGATGTCGTCGACGCGCTGCCGGGATTTGACGGGGAATCTACGGAGCAGCAGGCGGAGCAAGACGCCCGCCGGCGTGACGTGTTCAGCCGTGACGAAGCGCCGACATGGGGCCTGGAGGAGATCGACTTTTACGACCTTCTCGTCAGGATCGACTACGACGATGACGGCATTGCCGAGCTGCGCCACATGGTCTTCGCCGGTGGCCTGAAGGAGGAAAACCTTCTCGAAAATACCGAGTGGGATGAAGTCAACTATGGCGACATCGTTTCCGAGACCCGCCCGCACCAGTGGGAAGGCAATTCGGTCCCTGATGACACGATGGATATTCAGAGGATCAAGACGGTTCTTCTGCGCGGTACGCTCGATAACCTGTACTGGCAGAACAACCTTCAGCCGATCGTGCAGGAGGGCAAGGTCGTCAACCCTGATGCCGTCCTCAATCCGTCCTTCGGCAAGGTGATCCGCGTCCCGCAGGGCACGCCCGTCAACGAAGCCGTCGGGTACAGTCAGGTTCCCGTCGTCGCCGACAAGTCGTTCTCGATGCTGTCCTATCTCGATGGGGAATTGACGGATCGCACCGGCATTTCCGATGCGGCGAGCGGCCTTCCACCCGACGCCCTCCAGAACGTGACGGCCAAGGCCTCGGCGCTGATAGAGCAATCCGGCATCGGGCAGGTGGAAATGATGGTGGGATGCATCGCCGAGAGCCTTGCACCAGTCTTCAAGGGCCTGCTTCGCCTCGTCGTGCAGCATCAGGACAAGCCGCGCACGGTTCGCCTGCGCAATGAATGGGTGACGGTCGATCCCCGTTCGTGGAACGCCAACATGGACGCGGAGGTCAACACTGGCCTCGGTGCCGGCACGCGCGAACGTGACATGCTGGCTGTCCAACAGGTGATCGGGCTCCAGAAGGAATTGCTTGCCTCGCTGGGGCCGAACAACCCGTTCGTGAAGCCGGAACAACTCTACAACGCGATTTCCAAGCTGGTTCAGGCGACTGGCCTCAAGAACGTGGCGCAGTTCTTCACCAAGCCGGACCCGCAGGAGATCAAGGCGCTTCAGGACGCGCAGCAGAACCAGCCGGACCCGGAGCAGGCGAAGGTTCAGGGAGCAATCCAGCTTGAGCAGGCCCGGACGCAGGGCCGCATGCAGGTCGAACAGATGAAGGCCCAAGCTCGCCTGGCGGAATATGACAAGAAGATGCAGGCCGACGCCAGCCGGGAACAGGCGCAGCGTGACGCGGATCTCGAAGTCAAGCTTGCCGAGCTGGAGAAAGAAACGGAAGCGCGTCGGCAGGAGCTTATCGCCAATGCCGAGCGCGAGGCCGACCGTCGGCAGACAGAGCTTGAGAAGGCTTCGATCCAGCAGCAGACCGAACGCGAGTGGATGGCAACGCAGGTGGAGATTCTTGACCGCAAGATTGCAGCCGACGCCATCACGTCGGCTCGCTCCGGCCTTGCCGCAGTAATGTCCGGCCGGGCCACCGATCGGATACAGTCCAGCAATCAGGTGGGCCGGCAATGACAGATGTCTTCGCAAGGGCGGGAGAGCCTGTAACTACCCAAGATGGGAGGGTCATTTGCTATCTGAAGAATGACCTCCGTCGTCATCAGGCGGTCAGCGCCGGTGACTTTGAACGCTTTGCAACGGGAGAGGACGCTTGGCGGGCAGGAGAGCCCATCGACTATCGCTGTGTGCGCGCCAATCCCGATAGGCCAAACGGCCTGCAAATCTGCATCAACGGGGAATGGCGTCCATGACCCCGGACCAGTTCGCCGCGATAGAGGATGCTTACGGCTTGTTGTGGCTGGCCGTGACCAATGATCCGAAAATACTTGAGGCACGGAAGCGCCTCGCATCAGCACTCGATACCGGAGCCCGAATGCGCGGCGTTCAGAGGGCCATGAGGGGATGCAGCGATGACGCCTGAAGACCGCCGCCGCGCCGCGGACGCCATTCTCGCCATTCCGTTTTTTCATGATCTCTTCAACGAGATCGAAGCGCAGGCAGTCGACGCCTGCGTCTACGCGAAACACGACGATCACGAAACCCGGCAGGCCTACGCCGCCGAGGTCCGCGTGATCCGCACCCTTCGCCTGCGATTGGAAGCCATCTCGAAAGAGGGCCAATCCAGCGCAGGCCGATCAGCGCCGGCATAACGCGGGCGCACAACCTCCAGGAGGAAAACATGGACAGCGAAACCACCAACCTGCCGGACGGCGGGAGTGATAGTGCGCAACCCTCCAACGCTCTCGACAACCCGGCCAACCTGAATTTCTGGGAACCTGACGACGACGAAAACGTCGGGGTCAACCCGGCTGCGCAGGAAGACGGGATCGAAACCGACAGCGAGACGGATGAGACCGGTGATGACGGTCAAGAGGCCGATGTCACGCACGATGACGACACGCCCGGAGAAGACGACGGCCAAGGCGAAGACCAGCCGATCGTACCGGACGATGCCCTGATTTCGATCGGCGACCAGCAGCTCACTTTCGGTGAGGTGAAGGCCGGTTACATGCGTGAAGCAGATTACCGCCGAAAGACG